GCCTTGGAGCTAGGTGAAAGTTCCTAAACTACCCAAAGCTTTAGACATGCCTAGCATCCCTCTAAAGCAACCTACAGCAGAGATGCCTGTGTTTCCTCCTGTGGTAATACCTCCAAGTAATATCAAAGCACCTAAAGGTGTAGAGCTAGAGGAAGTACCAGAGGAAACTGAAGATGCAGAAACTGCTAAAACTGAACAACCTACTCTTCGAGTACCTGTTGTAAAAATAGATCTACCCTTACCTACAGCTGAAGTAGTCACAACGGCTACTTATGCAGCTGTAGCAGCTGTAGCCACTACCACCCTTGCTACTCCTTTATTTGACAAAATCAAAAAGCAAATACAGAAATTCCTACAGAAAAAAGTAGATAAATGGAAGGAAAACCGCCAGAAAAAGAAAAGGGACTCCTCGGTAAGCTAAAGGATGCAGCAGAGGATCAAGAACATCAAATACAAATCTTAGGTACATTCGTGAGGCTTGGCGTTGTCGTCTGGTCCGGGTTCATCATTACAATGAACTACGTCGAAATACCTATGGTTAAGAAGTCAGGTAACTCTGATATCACGTTCGTTGCTAGTGTATTTACTGGAGCACTAGCGACCTTTGGCCTTACTACAGGCAACAACAACAAAAACAAAGGTCCAGTAAATTGTCCTATGGCTAAGAAAAAGGAAGAATGAAAAAATGGCTTTTACTCTTCCTACTGGCATCACCCACGGTAGTAAGAGCTGAATTAGTACAACCCAACTTCACTCAGGGTTCAATGAATAGTACTACCACTACAACAGTCGATATAGAAGAAGAGATAGTAACAACCACCTATGGAGCAGCGTTACAGAAATGGTCGGGAGACAATATAACTCATACATCAGCAAGCTCTGGAGGGATAGCAGACAGCGATTCAGTCTTCAACATGACAACAGCTGGTTCAGATTTCACGCTAGAAATAGTAACGAGAGCAGCCAGTCAGATCATAGAGAAAACAGAAATAGATCGAACTATCGAACAGGAATCTACTACTGTCTCCTTGTCAGTCTTCTCGCAATAGCACCTGCTAAAGCGTCAGACCCAGAGGTTAATAACACGTCAAATCCCGTTGCAGCAGCGACTGGAAATGTAACGAACCAAGCAGTCCAATTCCAGAATAATGGTGCCCCTTCAAGGCAGCACTACGGTTCTGGAGTGAGCTGTAATGGTGCTACTATGACGTTTAGCCCCTTCTACATGGGGAATCATACGGTTCCCTATGATGATGAGATGAGTCAAAGAAGCTACACGATAGCTGAAAATTGGGGAGGACAAGTTAATTTTATGTTCCCTTTAGATCGTAGAGGTTTAGAACAGTGCAGACGGATAGCAAAACGACAAGAAGACAAAATGAGGCTTGATTATGAGCTAGTCCGTGTGCTTAAATGTGCTGAATTACAACGTAAAGGGTTTATGTTAGCTGAAGATACACGTGTTTACCACATGTGTAACGATGTTGTCCCTATAGTTAAGTATGAAAAAGAAAAACAAGCAGCAGTTAAACAGTATTTAAAAGAAAACTGTACTCCTGTAGAAGGTTTCACTCCTCCTTGGAAAGAAAAGGAGTATAAATGCCCAAAATCCACATTAATTACAAATGATTCTACTAATTAAACCCATCCTTATCAAGTTTGCTACATCAACATCAGTCAAAAGATTGCTAATTGATGTATTGAAAAAGCTTGTTTCCACTACTGATAATACCTTAGACGATAAGGCTGTAGAAATTATAGAGAAACAACTATTTCCCGGCACATAATGGCTAAAAAAGCTACGGAAGAACAGTTTAACGAGCTACATCGGCTCGTTACGACTGAATTCCTTAAAAGAATAAAGAGTGGAGAAGCTTCCGCTCATGAATTGAAAGCAGCCTGTGATTGGCTAGTTAAAAATGATATCAGTGGTGTTGCTTATGAAGGCAATCCATTGGATAAATTGGCAGCCGTAATGCCTAAAATCGACCCAGACCTTGTACAACGGAGATTATATGGCAAGCACCAGCACGAGGTACTATAGAGCCAACCCTAAGGCACGAGCTAAGAAGAATCGGTACCAAAAAAAGTTCAACAGATCTAAATTACAAATACGAAACAGGACAGCACTAAATGCCGAAAACAGAAGGCGAGGAACCTATGGTAATGGCGATAACTTGGATGTCTCGCATAAACAAGGCGGGGGCACCAAGCTCGAAGCACAAGCCAAAAACCGAGCCAGAAACCGAGGTAAAGCCAAAGGATGACACCTCTACTACCAACTCCTAAACATTACTTATACAATCTAATAACCATGACAAG